AAAATTCACTTGGCTCGTAAGGCATAGTCACAACGCCTAAAACAGTATAAGAACACACACGCATTTTTGCGTTATTATAATCAACTGGCACAGCAACTACATCAGCAGGATTAACTTCTACTTCTAACATAATATCAGCTTCTCTATTATTTTGGCTACCATATTGTGTATGCGCGTAATCCCATGAACTAACGTGAAGCCCTGTCGAACAAGTTTTATTGCAATCCTCATCAACTTGATTACGAGGAATTGATACAACATTACCTACCGAATTATCGAAGGTTCCACTGTGAATATCCATAAAATTAGCACTTACTCGTTTATAACAAATAAAATTACCACTTTCGGTTATAGGATGATCGTTTTTCTCCAAGAAAGAATACAATTCATTAACCGCCCTGAAAGAAGGATTCAAGGAAAGTTTCTCGGCAAACTTTAACAATGGCTGAAATGGCAATCCTTCATTAGCAAACTTAACAATCTTATCGCTCAGGACTTGAGGAGCATCAACACCATTAACTTGAACTCTTCCGTTCTTTACTGCGAATGCACCATTGGAAAAAGTTTCAACTCTTTTAGCAACTGAAACTAAATTAGGAATCTCATCCAATCTATTTTCTTTTAATGCCTTGATGAGCTTATCTGCTAAGCCATCAGATCTTTTCACTATGTGAGTTTCCCCATCATAATTCACAGTAACATTGCTATCAGTTATCAAGAAACTTACTCTTTTAGACATACTATTCTCCTTATTAAATCTTATCTATCATGTTTACGTATTGTGCCATATGCTTTATATATTGTGAAACATATCTATCAATTAGCCCAAATAATGGATATTTATTATCATATTCTTTATTACACTTGTCAATATCCAAATCAGGATTATTTTTTACAAAACGGGTAATATCTAAATCCGTAATAATACCCTTAACTAATTCGTATATATCTAACAAATTTTTATCGTATTGACTTATTTTTTTAAGACTATCATGAAGAGCAAGACGCTTCATAAATAAACTTTTTTTATCAATCAATAATTGAAATTCCTTTATGTTATCTAACAATGTATCGTCTATTTTATGAGCATTATGTTTGGCAAATTTAATTGCGGTGTAATCAGTTGACTTATTATTCAATACTTTTTCATCAATAAAAGCATCCAATGTTTTAAACTCAGAAAACTCTTCAACTATCCTTGTTTTATCAGTATCTTTATCTACCCCATAAAAAGAAGTATTTGCATTTAATTTTGATAAAGATTGAAGCGCGCTTGTTGCAAAACAATTACCATTGGTTGTAATAGGTACACGGCTGTCAAAACTTGCTGTGCGATTCAATAAACATAATACTTTGCTATTGGTATCTTCTTCCATCATAGCATAACTCACCTGACGAAAAACGCAAGTGTCTGTGTCAAACTTAAAAATTAAAAGTCGAGCTACGGATGAGGTATAAACACGAGAAGATACTTTGGTAATTGTAGATAATTTTTTTGGAGCCATCTGATCTAAATTAATTTTTAGATTTAGATCTTCTTCTGATTGTTTGTCATTAGGGCAAATTACTTGTATGCTTTCTAAAGTAGGGTTATTCTCAAATGCCTTCTTAATATGACGAGGTGTCAAATTTTGAATCGACAAGTCATTTACATACAAGGCACTATTTTCTGAAAACTCTATGCTACCATTAACTGCACACCGTAATTTTTTAATCTCCGCATTATCTTTGCGAGACCATCTAGAATGATACATATATGAATAAATACGACAATCAAGCTTTACATATTTATCATGTAAAGGATAATTTCTCCAAGTTAATTTTCCCAAAAAACTTAATGAAGAAAATGCATCAGCTAATTCTTTACGATAATAAACGTTAGCGTCCCATAAGTTTGGAAAACTACTAATTTTATTATCTACTAACTTTTTCATTTCTAAAGTTATGTCTGTTAAACGATTTTTGATTTTTTCTTGCGTTTGTTTATCTAAATAAATTTGTTCACGATTAGCAGAAAGACTTAACTCGCCTATACCAAAATACATAATAAGTGTGCCACGACAAACATCAATTAGTTTTGTGTCAGCATATTTTCTAAGAGCTTCTATTTCTAAAGGATATTCGATACCATCAATAACTAATTTAGGAAGATGTTCATAGCCATAGGAATTATTATTAGCGGCAATAGCCCAATTTTTTCCTTCAATAATTTTAGAAAATGTTTGCCATTCTAAGTTGGCACCAGTAATGATTGGTTTGACAGTCCAATGACGGCAGGCTTGCTCCGTATATTGGCGGAATAAATTAAAATCAACTGATTTAACTGGGATTGATATTTCAGTGCTGTTTATTTCTTCGGTATTTTCTTTTGATAGAAGAGCTATCTTGCCTATTTTGGTTTCATCGATAAAACAGACGTAGGAGTATTTGATATTGTTAAATACCGTTGTGATGCTGAACGAATCGACAGCACTGAACGCGCATTTAGCGCCAAGACCAAATGACCCAGTTTGTATATTATCTTCTCTTTTTGTGCTCGCAGTATATTTAATAAATACATTCTCCATTCGGTCAGGGGAAATACCAACGCCGGTGTCTTTAATCTTATAATTTGGCTCTAGCCCCGTAGGCAAATGAATAGTAATAGGCTCATCGGGCCTACCAGATTCTCGCATTGAATCTCTTGCATTGCAAGAATATTCTCTTACAATAGCCAATATTGGGTTAGAATACATTTTAGATCGTAAAATATTAAAAATCGCTCCTGTATCTGCAATGCTAAAAAATTTTTCGTCCAATGTGCCGAAAGTTTCGGAATGCGGTTTTATTTCATTTACAATCATATCAATATATACCTTTCTAAATCAACTAAAAACCAGAAGTAGCCTTAATCTTTTTTCATCTATATCGAAAGGCGGATCAAAAGTTAATTTTTTAAATCCATCTCGTGCCAATCTCATTTCGCACGGACCATTGGAGCACCACCAAACTCCTCCACCATTATTAAATGTTTTTATTATATAGAAAGATGACGAAGCTATCTTTAATAATAATTGACAATTTTTCCAATTAGCACACATAAAATCAGTACATGATAAATCTGCAATTCCAGCAGCTTTACTTATAATCCATTCGCCATTGCATATTGGACATTGTTTGGGTCGTTCGGTGAGCATTATTTTAATAATTTATTTATGTCGAGAAAAAGTTCAACTGGTTATATTAAAAATTGGAGTTAAAATGATATCAGCCGATTTTTCTAGTCACGTTATTTGTTGGATTTATTTATTGCGAAATACTCAAAATAAAAAAGTATATGTAGGACAAACATGGCGCCCATTAAAAAGACGCTTTAGCACCTACAATAAAAGTCAACCACATTTATTCAACGCTTTGAATAAACATGGACGTGAAAATTTTTATTATGAAGTTTTAATTTCTGCAAACACACAAGAAATAGCTAATTATTGGGAAGATTTTTTTATAACTAAATATAATTCTATGAATAGAAAATTCGGATATAATAAGCGTGCTGTTGCCGGCACTAACGGCAAATGCTCCGAAGAAACAAAACGTAAAATATCAAAAGCTAATTTAGGTAAATTGGGGCCGAAACATTCAGAAGGCTTAATACAACAATTTTCTATCGAAAAAATGGGTGATAAAAACCCCGCTAGCAAAATAACAAATGAAATAGCCCGCGCTATATTTATATCATATCATAGTGATATTTCAACTAGCTGTGATAGCTTATCAGCTATTTATGGATTAAATCGATCAAATATTAACGAGATAGTTAGAGGCAAAGCATGGATAACGGCCACAAAAGATTTGCTAATCTTAAGAGAAAAAACTAATGGGCAAAATTGGACTAGATCTAAATTAACAGTAGAAAAAGTAATAGAGATTAAACAAAAACTAACAACTGATCTTTATACATTTGTTCAACTTGGTAAAGAATATAATGTATCTGACGCTACAATTAGTAATATATCAAAAAATAAAGTCTGGAAACATGTCAAAATATAATTTACTGATGTAGATCAAATACTCTCCCATAGGGAGCATTAAATGCCGAACCACTTGTAATAACCCAAAATACATCGACCCCCGGATTAACCATATTAGCAACATCTGATTCCAGTAGGAATCCATCAGTAATTATGATTAAGAAATCACACTTGCCGATATTTTTTTCATAATCATCAAAAAAAGAGGCGAACATTGTACCGCCCCTGCCTACTACTTTCGTTTTAGTCAGCTCTTCTACGTTACATTTTTTAATTTTAATCGCTTTGTCAAAGTAGACGGTAGCATCGGCAGGTACAATGGTGCCTTCAGAGCGATCGTCAAGAGACTGAAGTTGTGATAATCCAAAGGCTATATCATCTGCCGACATAGATCCTGAACAGTCCAATAAACATCCAAAAGTAGCTACATAAGATTTTCTCTTAGGTATAAGAAGTCCACAGAATTGTGGCCTAGTCCTAAATCTAGTCCAATCGTTTCTTGCATTACCAGCTCTAGATTTAAGTAATCTAGTTCTAATTACATCTTTCCATGTTATTTTTGGGGCCGTTAACTTGCCTAATTCTTCTTCTAATGCGGCCGGTACGTGTCCTGCTAATTTACGAGCAGCTTCCATTGCATCAGATATTCTTTTCGCTAATTTTTCTTCGGACTCTTGTGAATCCATATGATCATCTACCGTTCCACCAATTCCAAATATATCTACACCACCTCCGCAATTATCACATGGCCCATCGCCGTTGCAGCTTTGTCCTTGTCCCGGTGAATCGCCTTGGCCCGAACCTTGACCATTTCCTTGACCCTGCCCTTGTCCATTATGATCGCATGGCTGGTCTCCGCCATGATCGTGTTGGCCGTCTTTTTGTTGACCTTGACCATCTTGTTTATCTTGATCACCATCTTTATCCTGATCACCTTGGTTGTCTTGACCTTGCTCACCTTGTTGAGATTTGTCTCCTTTATCTTTGGGGCCGGCCTGTTTAGATTTTTTATTCTTCTTATCGGGTACAGGATACATTCCCAATCGTCCACACTTAGCGCATTTAGGTATGAGACTATACAAAAGATCATAAATCCTTTCTGGCCTCTTCATGTCTTCTTCAAGACCTGGGTCAGCGTAATAAAATTTAGCACCTTTCTCACGCTTCTCCAATAATTTACGTTCTTCAGCAGTTAATTCGCGATCTTCACATGGCCCTGGTAATTCAACCGTTGGAGCATTAGGATCTTCTACAGTAGGATTAATATCCTCAAAGCCAACAATTTTGGCAAAAGGATCTTTGACAAGTTCACAAAATTTATCAAGTGGCATATAGCGCCCTAAATTTTTTGTAAATTCAACGGCCGGATCTTTCTTGCGAGATTTGAAATCTTCCATTACCGTGCCATTAACAATATAATCAACGGCAATGTTCCAAAGTTTAGGATTTCTAGACCCTCTGCGAGAAGGGTGCATATAAATTGCGTGCCATGCTTCGTGCGCACAAACAATTCTCAAACCTTTGATTGAGTGTTTGATAACGAATTTTGGATTCCAGTAGAAACGCCTACCGTCAGTTGCGGCGGTGGGCATATTTAGAGTACAAAAATGTTCTACTGGATACATCAAAGCGAAGATGAGAGCGTCACCGCCCCAGCCACTTCCCACGTGTTCATTATCATATCTAACAGCTAATTCAAGAAATACTTTGGACAATTTCTCCTCAGCTTGTTGAACTAATTTTGGATCAACTTTTCCTATAATTCGTGAAAATTTCATATAGACTCCAATAGATTATATATCTCGAACAAATAAGTTTTACTGATCTACTTCTTTGTTAATGCGACCAAGTACATCTTTCCACGAATCATGCTCATCGAGGCTGTGTTTTACCAAACGTTCAATTTGAATTTGGCTTCTAACGGCAACTAAAACATTTTCGTGAGAAACTTTGTTCAAGAATTTGCCAACATACTTGACAGATGGCGGAAATTCATCTGTCATTTGGTCTAATTGAGATGCAAATCTAGCGCAAATAATCATGCAAGCAACTAACATTTTTGACGGTGGCAATACATTATATCTAGCAGATACATCTTTGCCAGCATAAATATCTTCTACCATTGGTAAAAGTTCCATGTAATGCTCATAATAATTAGAATACTTGATGCCAGCATCTTTGCCTACACAACCAGAAACCTTCTTATTTAGAAGATGTGAGTTCCAACCCAGCTCTTCTCCTTTGAATAGAATTTGAGAGGCACGGTCCCAACCACGAGGTGAGGGGTCAGCGTACCTTTCTTCTGGATCAACGGCTCCAAACAAATCCTTAGGATGATCATTAATATAAGCAGAAACAGAAGGATGAATTCTACCTGACTTGCCAGCCCAGTCCAACCAAGATTGAACATCAGCTTCAACTAAATACTTCTCAGCTCTATCTAAGAGAGGCATACTTGGTCGAGCCCCACCCTCAGATATAAGATTACCAGTCATAACTGTAGCTTGCAAATTTGTTAATTGTCGACCGTTAATGCTTCTAAATTGAGTAAACTCAAGAAGCGGGGCCCAAAGAGATGGATCGGCTTTGTCAACTTCGTCCAATAAGGCAACAACTCCTCTTTTACCTTCTAACATTTTTTCATAAAAATCAGGGAGCAAAAAGTCAACGAATTTCTTTTGTTGGGCAGAAGCCATGATGTTCGGGTAACCACCGAGATCCACCCTCTCTAAAACTGAAAGATTGATGTAAACTTCTTGAAGGTTAGCTTTTTTAATTTCGTATTTGGCAATCTCGGTTTTACCCGAACCTCTGCGCCCGAACACAGCAATATTCCCGCCCATTTTTATTGAGGCGCCAACATGTTCGGAAAGGTCTTTCGTATTAAGTTTCTCCATATTAAAATCTGAAGTTGTCATTGTCTCTGGTTGTTTTGTCGGCATGATATGTATTCTCCTAGAATTATTACTTAATAAAATTAACGATATAATTTGCTTTATTACTACGATCCACTACAATTTGATTTGTAAAGTACTTAAATATTGCATGAAACTTATTTAAGTCTCCACTCTTACCTTGATAATTTAATTGCATTTTTAATTCACTTAATGATAAGTGATCATTATTCAATATAATTTCTTCCATTTTTTCTACGCGCCATTCAAACAAATCTTTTGAACTAACTTGCCTTTCAGGTTGATTCGACCAAAATCTACTTTCAGGTTTATCCCAAATTCTTTTTCTATTCATCTTAAAATACGGATCAATATCGGCAAATATTGCCCTGCAAGCAGAATCATAAGCTAAAATATAATATTGATTTCTATTACAAAATACATTAAATTTTTCTTTATATCGTTCATTTAATAATGAGGCTAAAAATTCAACTTCTATTTTGGAAAAACCATTCGTAGATATTGCTAATTTAAAACGATAAGATAAATTAGGCTTTGCTAAAGCTATGTGCCCATCGTCTGCTATCCAGTGTGCTATTGTAATAGATGATAATTGTAAGTTTTGTGGCACAATTTTTAAAAAACCATTCGAAACGTTTTCTTTATTTATTTTTCGATACCAAACATTGTGCCAATCAGTAAATATCAGATTATTTATTGATCTAAAATCACATTTTGGGTAAACTTTGCCTGTTCTATTATCAGGGGAAGGATCCAAGCAAACTATTAATTCTGGACATTTTTGATACTTAGGCGCAAGTAAATTACGAAAAATATTTGCTTCGTATTTAAGATAATCTGCATCTTTTTTGGCTCTACCAACTACAAGGTGAGCGTTTCTATTTGCATCTCCACTACCTTTAGTTAAAGACCCATCCCCAAGCATCAAACCAGTTAAAACTTGATCTTGCAATGATGTTAATTCGATTTTTTGATGAGGTCGCGACATTTTCTATAGTAGAATATAAGAACGTAAATTTCGATGTCAACGCCCCATAATTAAAAATAATTAATTTAAGAAAAAATAATATAAGTTTTTAATTTCCGATACAACTTTTCTTTATCAGAAAAATCTATTTGAAAATAAGGAATATTCATTAAATCTATCTCGTTAATATATCCAATAATAAAAAACGCTTTATTATTTTGATAAATGTATATTAATAAATCTTTACAAGATAAAGTATAAACATATATTTTAGATGGATTACTATTATTTATATTTATCTTGTAATGTATTTTTAAAACTTCATGACATTTATTGCATTTAAATGCATCATTAAACTGAGTTGAACTTACATTACATTCAGAATTACAATAAAGACATTTTGGGTCATCTTGATCTATTAACTCATATAATTTAATTGAGGTCATTTGGTTTTATTTCATAAATCAACTAAACAAGATATAAGTTTTTAATTTATTGTACAATGTTTCTTTGTCAGAAAAATCCATATAGAAAAGTGGTATATTTTTCCCACCCAATCTTATTTCTGAACCTCGACTAATACAGTATCCATCCGGATGCATGGAAAGTGTGATAAGTAATTCTTTACAAGAAACATGAAAATCAAAACATATATCTGCATCGAAAGATAAACAATATAATTCATTACAAGAAACACAATTATAAGTATCATAGTGAATTTCTGAATTATCTACTGATTGTGAACTTATATTACAATGAGATTTGCAATAAGGACAAATAGCATCATCTATATTGATTAAATTAAGAAACCAATTTAGACTTTCAGTTAAGGTCATTCGATTCTACTTCAAATTCCAAAGTATTGTCTATATACTTATTAAGTATATCTTGATGAACTTCCCAAGGATCTTTCCGACCAAAACACATAGCCCCGGCAGTATACATAATACGAGCGATTAAGATGTCAGGACAACTAAGTTCAGCAAGTTTATCGGCAAGGTATTGGCCGGCATAACACACCTCTCTAATAATTGGATTTTGTGTTAAAATAGGATCAATAAACGGATCATTATCAATTCTTATATCATATTCTTTTAATTTTTCAAATGTTAATTCTAATGGTCTTGGCATGTATCCTTATTATTCAAAGCTGGTTAATCTAACTTTTCTCATTATATCTGCAATTTTATATGCAGCTCGGACAGAAAGCTCCAAATGTTGTATGGCTGCTTTATTATCCATAGGGTGATCATTTTTATATGCTGGATCCATATTGAAAATAAAATCACTTATTAGATTAGAATTAGATGCATTAATTAAACTTCCTAAAATCTCTATTGCGAACTTATCTCTAAGTCGAATATCTTCATCATCCATTTTATTCCTCAAATAAAAATAGCTCCAAGTTAGGAGCTTATTGGTCTTCTCAGTAAGAGTTAAACTTACTATTCATTGTTCGAAGCAATGCGTGATTTTCGTTTCACTATGAGAAGATATTTTTTGGTATGCCCGGTGAGATTTGAACTCACGACCTTTGCCTTCGCAGGGCAACATTCTTCCGCTGAACTACGAGCATATGTTTTTACTTGGTGACTCCGGCCCGACTCGAACGGGCATTGATCCAATTACAGTTCTCAAAGGTAGAAACTTTGTCTGATACGGAGCCATAAAAGGAACATTGTACCAACCATTACGATCCAGTTAATTCTGGCAACATTCCTTGGTGACTCCAACGGGATTTGAACCCGTAATTTTTTCCGTGAGAGGGAAACGTCCTAGCCGTTAGACGATGGAGCCATGCTTATATTATATCACATTATTAATATATTTTAACTTCCCGTTAACATATCACATGAACTTAACATCTCTCCGCATTTTTGCAAGGCCACACGATTTTCTTTATAAAATGCTGCATAATTTACGAATTTTTCGTTGGGCTGAAGCGGACCTGAACAAACTTTGCGGCTCTCT